AGTTTGTTCATAGTTTAACTCAGGGCTGTTCCAAGTAACAACAACTTGATTAGTTTTTGTTTTCTGACCCGTAGTTTCGTAGCTAAATGCTCCGTCAATTACATTAGACCTAGAAAAGTTGTATATTGGGTCACCAGGAGCATCTAGAATTGTAGTCATTTTTCCATCCATCCAATATATAAGGGATGTAAAAATAGTGGCCATATCTTTTAAAACTTTATATACGTCAGTGGCTTTTGACAGGTACAAGTTTGAAGTAAAGCGAGGCTCATAGCCCCCCTTACCATCAGATACTAATTGATCACAATATTTTGATATTCTGTAAAGAGAGTAAATATCTATATCATCTTCTTTTATCCACTCTCCTGCCCCAAATCTATCATTTACTACTATGTCATAAAAAACCCAAGCTGGATTATTCGTGTAATAAAGAGAATCGGACATAGTACCATCCCAAAAGTCTGGGTATACTGGTACAGTAACTGAATTTTCAGTGACGCTAGAGTAGTCTCGGGGGACATACCCATTTGGCACACGTATACGCATACCTCTCATTTCATAGCTTCTTCTAGGAACTGAATTATACTCACGAGAGTCTAGAAAAATTCCTGCATGTGCGGTATAGGGGTAAGAAAATTTATCTTTATTTATAGCAGTAATATTACTTACAAAGCCTGTCCAGTCCCCTCCTTCTAGTTCTTGGTCGTTACCTGCGTCTTGACCCTGGGCTAGGCACGCTCTTCCTTTGTGTCTAGTTAGTCTAGTAATTCGTATTTCGAAGTCTACAAAGGGCTTAATAAATTCAAGATCAATAAAATGTTCAAAGGATATAGCACTTTTATTTTGTCCTGTGTGAATTATTTGCCCAACATTTGAGGCTCCATCATTAAAAGCATTTTGCCACTCATTATAAGTATTAGAGCCAGGTGACTTTTTTCTAATTTGAAACAAATACACCGCAGTATTTGTTGTCTCTTCACCATCTTTTTTGCTTACTGCATACAAAGTATTATAGGAAATACTTACTCTTACTTCATCAAGTAGCGGAACAGATCCTAAGCTAACCCCAAAATCAGTAGCAGATATAATAGTAGGAGAAATAGCTCCTTCTGAGCTAATACTCTCTCCTTCAGGGTAAAAGCCTGTCCCATAGTTTGGAAAGGGATTTCCTGCTGCAGTATCTGAAAAAGGAACCTTATTTTCTGGAGACCCCGACTGGGAAGCGTTCCATGTAGATATAGATAATTGTTTTAGCTGATTCGGGGTAGCGCTCTGAGGATTGCCAGTATAAGAAGATCCGCCCCCCACACCATTTAGTTCTACGATTGGGTCTTGTATAGTAGAACCATTTCTAAATTGTACTTTTACCTTTTGCACAGAAGGAGCTTCTGAATCAACGTCCTCTACATCTGGCTCTAGTGATCCCGAAATAAAGTAATTATACTGAGGTGTATTGCCAAGACTGGGAGCACTATTAACTGTTATGCTATCTATAGCTATACTTGAAATTTCTAAAGACTCTACCAACTGAACTTTATATTCGGCATTTTGAATAATATTTGCAGTATTGTATTGCACCTCTTTCGGAGTAAATTGTAGGTTTCCTGAGGATACTTGTCCTTCTCCTAACAAGTATACTTGTTCACTGCCGTCGGAAGAAACAAGGGCAATACTTTTATTAAGATTATTTTCAGTGTTATAATCAGTACTAAAACTAGAGTCGCCTACTATAGTGAAAACCCCGCTGTTATTTGTAGGGGTACCTGTTTTTTCTATTGCTCCAGCTCTAATAACTAAATAATTTGTGTTATTTGGAGTACCCACATAACTAGAAGGTACCTCAGAGGATAGAGCTCCTGTGCTGCCTGTAAATGAGATTATGCCGTTTAAAGGTGTATATGGAGCATCGGGGTTTAAAGGACGGGCACGATTATTATCTAAATATACAGAAGAGTCTCCGTAAATAAGACCTTCTACAGGACCCTCACAGATAGCATCATGAATAAAAATATGTTGTTGATTACTTTTTACAGGTGTAGTCATAAATAAGTCCTTTTACCTAATTACAAAATTGTAGCCTTTGCCGGGATGGTAATCAGGGCCAGCACCTCTAACCCCTCCGTTACTCCAACCATTTGAAAATACCCCGTCTTTATTTCTGATTTCAAACCCTATAGGCCTGCCCGGGACTCTTAGCTGACCATATACTACAGGAACTGGATCACCCTCCACAGTATTCTGTTCTGCTCCTTGGAATAAGTAACTTGTTTCTCTATCATTATTAAAATCATCTACGGAAGGATCTGGTGCCATAATTTCTTGAATACCAGTTAGAGCTAAATTAATTGCTATTCCTATTAGATAAGGACTTGCTGCCATTGCAAACCCTGCTACGGACATTCCTATACTTCCTGCTACTCCTCCTGCATTTGCAGCGGCAAGCATTAGCTGGGGAGCGTACACAACTAAAGCAATTATTGCAATAGCTGCAAGTATCTTACCAACCCCTTTAGAGCCTGCGGGTTGAGGGGATAAATACACATCTCCCTCCCCCAAAGATAGTAACAACTCTTCTTGGTTCTCTAGTTGTTCTCCACCTACTTTTAATATAAAGCCTATGTTTCTCTCATGGCAGTCTAATAAGTATTGACGTAGCTCTGGAAAATTACATTCAAGATTACAGAAAATATCAGAAGTAGTTTTAGCATGAATAGTAAATTCAGACCCAAATTTTTCTGCCATTTCCCCGTCTAAGTACACTTTACGCTTCATATCTATAAATCCCTACTATATACTGTCTCCATAACGGGTAGAGAGACTCTCTACAGGACAGTCGGTTTACTGCGTGGTGAAAAAATACATCATTTCCTAAGTATACCCCGCAGTGATTTGGAACATCTGATTCCATTTGAAAAATTAAAACATCGTTTTTCTTAGGTGTATCAACTTTTTTATGATTCCAGTTTTTAATATTTTCTTCAGTAAAATAATTTAATCCTTTTTCCCACCAATCGTCTTCAAAGTATCCTCTTGAAGGTATGGGTATATTTTCACTAGCTAACCAATCTCTCATTGCCTCAAAACAGTCGGTAATTCCAAATTTATACTCTCTACCTATAAGTGGGCGACTTATGGTTTCTGGGTTTAGTACATTTAGATCCATATCTGGATAACTAAATATCCAGTAGGGGATGCCCAATGCGTTACAATAATTTATATCTGTAATACTTGGTTTATTACTTGCATCGGGATGGCTGTGAACAATTGCTAAAATATCACATCGTTTTACAATTTCAAAGTAATCCTCAGAAGATAGCACAAAATCATCCTCACTTTCTGCCACATTTCTGCAAGGAAACCACTTCTTCTTTCCCTTTATAATACCAATTATTCCACAGCCTTCTCGTGGGTACTCTTTTTCAAAGTGTTCTTGTATTTCTTCAATCATTACTTAAACTTACGGCTTCCTGGGAACCCTCCAAAAGGTAGAGGAATGTCACTATCAGCATCTTCAGCCCCATGAAATCTAACTTTACATGCTTGTACTGTTTTGGCACAAACATCTCCCGCACTATTAGCAGAAACTGAATCATTATCTATAGTATATCCCCCACCATTCCAAGTGCAGCCTGACTTTATTGAATCAGTTGTTCCAGCAGCACCTCTGTAGTCCCAAGGGCAGTATTTTCCAATTACGTATCTATTAGGAATTTTTAGTCCTTGTACATCAAAAGGACTTGCCAATTCGTACTGTACTACTAAATTATTTTCCGCGGATACTCTATCTAAAACAAATCTTCCTGAAGGAAACTCTTTTGGAGCTGGCACTCCTGTTATAGTAGTACTCCTATCGGAATAAGTATAGTAGCTTCCACTTATTTTTACGTATGTATTTTTTCTTAAAGTTTTTCTATGGTTTACTATGGACCCTAAAATATCTTCATTTTTTGATATGTTTAGCTCTGCAAGTACTGTTTTAGCATCAGCATTATAGCTGCCTCCAGTAGAAAAATTAGTTTCATCTGAATCTCCATCCCCATAACTAACCCCATCAGAACTACTTATAGTTCTAGCTAGAGAAACTACATTAGCTATAGATAGTGTGGGCCTGGCAGGGGCGCCAGTAGATGTTAGAGCTACCCCTTCTATTGCAATTGGGCATGCTATGTACTCAGCCCACTCTAAACTTCCTGAGTTATCATAAGGCATCCATAAGTTAAGATTATCATTATCTAACCCATCAACTAAATGAATTATATCACTAACTAAGTCTCCATCAGAATTTACCCATCGTAAGTTAATATCAAAAAGCTCTAGATAAGCGTCATCTATTTCTAATTCTTGTACTGTATCAATTAAATCTGTCATTATGCTAAGGGCTCATATACTCTGTTTAAGGTGGCTTGAATAGATACAGTAGTATCATTAACATATACTAAATTATACCCTTCACAGGTTACTCTAATTATTTCTGTAGTTTCGGCAGCGGCATTCGTTACAGTATTAGTTACAGTTAAGTCAAAGTTTAAACCTTGACGATTATCTAAAAATTTAGCTATTAGATTACCTTCTTTATAGTGTCTGTTGTTAAAACTAGCCGAAATAGCTTCTTTTTTACTATTAATTCCGTCACGAGCTCTTTGACTATATCCATCTCCGAAACTGGCTTTTAGAATAGAAAACGATACCTGTCGAGAAAGCCCTCTATCTGTCGATATAGACTCATTATTTGTATTACCTAGATTTAGACTAGAAGGTATAGTAAAGCTATATTGTGTAGACATTAAGCTACTCCATACGGATTAAGTATTCCGCCCGATCGTTTTTGATTTTGCAATTCTTTCTGTACGGCTGCAGCAATAGCGTTACCCAAATTGAGTCCGCCTTGGTCTCCTTGTGTACTTTGCTGCGCCCTGCCATTAGAGTCTATGTTTACATTTACAACTACGTTATTTGACTGGCTCGCACCTTTGTTCATTTCTACGGGAATAGACTTACCATTAGGAAGAGGCACTACTGCTTCTGTTCCATGTAGGATTGCAGGATAGCCAGCTTCTCTACCGCGTGCAATACCTCCTGTAGCATACCCAGGAACAGGTTCAAACATACCGCCTGTTCTAGCCTGGAGCCCTAAAAGAGAAGCAAAAGTAGTACCTCCCTCACCGCCGGCACTGCCTCCAAAGA